GCCGCGTGCGTGATGTGACTAATGTCAAGCTTCAGTGTGAGAGCTTGCACTCTGGTCAGGAAGGATGTACTCCTCCCATGAATCCGGAATGCTCGCTCTCCCCAGGAGTGAGGCATTCGGTGTGTCTTCGTCTTGCGACGGAGGCAGGTTAGGTAACGACTCGTTCACAGACCAATCTTCCGCTGCAGCCTCGTCCCAAATTTGGGGCGGGGCTGCCGAAAGAGCGGTCACTCCTACCCTTCGGGGCAGGAGCTCGTGTTCGAGTTCATTACCAGACCTTGATTTAGAGAGATCATAAGCACGATCAGCACAGCCAGTGTAAAGAAGTGTAGCCTCTAGGGGTTCAGTGGTTACCCACGTATCTTTACGCTCTTGGGAGAGTAACAGTGCCTTCTGAGTGGACATCGGCTTTGCCGATTTCCATTTGGACACTGCTGCGTCTACCGCTGCGTTGATTGTGCTCGCGACTTGATCGATTGATCGGCAGGTGCGTTCGCCTTGTTTTTGAAGGTAGAAGTCCTTCGAAGCGAACGCGCAGGTTCTTGCTACGGCAATAGCCTGTAATTCATCGACTGGTAACATGGTGGCTTCCCCTGCTCGCCAGAGGAAGCCGTCAACCCCGTGCGGCTTAATGGGGTTCCATGCTCCTGGTTTGATGATGGCCTTGCCAGTGTCGGGATCCACCTTCGTGAAGGACTCAATTAGCTTGTTCTGAGTCCTCAAGGTCTTCCGGAGATGTCCGGGAGCCTTCGAAAGGGCAAAGTTTGCTTTCAGCTTACTTTGTAGGTCCGTTGCTCCAATAAGTATGGATGCAGCGGCCTTCCGCCACTTAGCGGGTGCTTCCTGTTTACCAGGAAACCCCCACCCGCCTAGATCGATCGGCCAATGAATGGGCACATTTGTTTTCTTCATGCGTCTTACTACACTGCTGTGAGCTGTTTTTCCAAGTTCACAGATAATCTCAGTCTCTAACGCGTTGCACTTCAGTGCTTCTTGTGTGAGAATGGGACCCAGTTTGTAGAAGATGGGCACTTCCTCAGCAGTTGCTCCGGTTGGCTTTGCTGCCAGTATGGCAGACAGAGTTGGCCGGTGGACTACCCAGACAGTCGGTGTCGGCTCTACTTTGGAATGTAGTAGATCCGTTTCCGACAGCTTGTCCTCGGGCACGTTTTGTAGGCTTAACCACCTATTATAAACGCGATCCAAGGGCTTGCGGACCAGGAACAATTTCTCGACGAAGACCAAGCCATTTAGCGAGTTCGTGACCCCCGTTGGGGATCGCTTACTCGAGAATGTCTTGTGTTCGTTGAGTTTGAGTCCTAGTCTGTCGATGGTATCAAAGTATTCACTTTCGTGTTTACTTGTCCACGCTGCTGCGAAGTCGTCTCCGCATGAGACAAATGGCTCATAGTAACTACCTCGGAATTTGGGATACTTCGTTCGCGTTTCCGCGATCGCCCGAAATCCGGCAAAGTG